CAGTCGGCCATGGCACCCTTGAAAGAGACAGAATCCAAGATGTCTTTGGTGCAAACCTCATCCGGCAGCTCCCTCTGCACCATGATGGTGCGGAAGAAGTCATCGGGCAGAGGGTACTGCACCTTGGACTTCAATGCTGATAGTACGGTCAGTTCGGGCATAGACTACACTAATGATTCGAGGTTTACATTCACCATCTTGTTAGGAGCCGAAATCTGCGGCACCCACTCGGCAGTGTACTCCATGTAACGGCCTTTCTCATCACGATAGTTGGTCACGAGCATCTGACCGTTGTCCTGACTTACGGGGTTGTAAGTTCTGCCAGGCACCGGGTCTGTAGCCTCGTAAGGGGTATGATGACGCATGTAACCAATCTGGTCAGAGTGGAGGAACGTAATGCGGTTGTCCGCATAAATCTGACGGTTTGTACCGTCCTGCTCCTCAACATAGTCTTCCTTGATGTCCACGGCTGGCAGTCCGATGCCCGTAAATACGGAGGATGCCATATCGGAGGTCATAAGGTTGGCCGCGAGATGATACTGGGTGTTGTTGAGAGTCATCTTAAATGTCTCTCCAAACTCGGATGATTTTTGAATCCACTTGGCAAAAGTGCCACGGCTCATCACCATCTTCTCGAACTTGCCGAACTGAGGCGCGAGCTTCAATACCTCCTGCTGCAACCACGAGATGAACATATTCTTGGAATCCACGAAGATGTCATCCTTTGTCGGGGTGATATAGTGGAACGGGAGGTCGATGTCAAGGACATCAATGCCGCCCTTATTGTCATCCTTGTTCTTCACTGTTGCCGCACCGGTCATAAGGAGTGAGCCAACGACAATATCCATGCGCTTATGAGGCGCAAGAATAATCTGACGGTAATCGTCCGCAATGTATGCGATGATGTCGTTCAAGGCCTGCACCTGGTCTTCGGTCTTGGCCTCATTGTACTTGTCAATGAGGTCTTGCAGCTCGGAAAGACGCTCCACGTCCATCTGGAACTTGTCACCAAGGTAGGCAATCTCACCATACCCGCTGCCGATAGGCTTACGCTCGCGAATTGGCTTTTCGCCATAGCGCGAATTGATAGAGCCCGCCACAACTCCCGTTACAGAGCCAAGATAGTCCTTGAATACACGGGTTGTAGTCTTGCGGAACGATAGATACTGTTGCCAGTAGATGCGGTCAAGCCCCTGCTGGAGTACCCGGTCGATAGTAGCGGAGACTATGTCGGGGTCATTGAATAATGTCTGAATTGTAAGTAACATGATTCTTTCTTTTTAGGGGTTGATTAATCTTCGAACTGGAAACGGGAGGTGAGAGCCGTCTTGTCTGCGTCCGAGAACGGGAGAACAAGCTTTGACTCGTGAATCTCATAAGCCTGCATGATGAGGGCTACCAGTACGATGCCGTCATCAATTTTTGTTGTCTCGTAAATCACGAAGTTTGCAGTGTTCTTTGGCTTTGTGCCTCCTGCTGCACTTGCCTCGAAAAGCACCTGCCCTGCCTTGACTTTCTCGCCGAAAGCTGCTGCAAGGGTCAGGATGTCGTAATCGGGGTTGGTTTTATCAATGCTCTTCACCACAGCTCCCTTTGAACCAGTTCCGAGGGTCATACCTTCGACAACAAGGGAGTTTTTGGCAATCTTGACGGTAGTCGCATCTGCTTCCGCATCCTCCAGCACTTTTGCATTCTTTACCACAACGCATGTGCGCTTGGTAAGGTCAACCTGCACAGGAGTGAATCGTGGCAGACGCGAGCCGATAGCAAGACCAGTGGTGTCAAGCTTGTATGCGCCGGCCTTATGGTGGAGTGTGCGTACGTCGCAAATCTCCTCCTGCTCAAAGGCTGGGTTTACGTCATAATGAAATCCTGCTGACATTGCTTTACTGTTTAAAAGGGTTATTAACTACTTCTCCTCCTTTTTCGGAGCACCGGCCCGGATTTGGGCTGCGATGGCTTTTCCGTCGTTGTCCTCATGGGACGAACCGCCTGCCGGTTCCACTGACGGGGAGAATCCGAGGTTGGCGAGCTGCTGCGCCTTGTCCTTCATATAGGAGTCCAAGTCGGTAACGTCGCCAGGCACGTTTAACATTTTTGCGAGCTCCTCTTTGATACCGGCCTTTTTTGCCGATGCGAGGATATTTGCAGTCCGCACAGCCTCCTCGTGTTTGGTTTCCTCTGCCTTAAACTTGTCCAAGAATGGCTTGAATTTGTCATCCATCTTCTTGTCCATTAACTCGGCAACCTTAGCAAGGAGCTTTTCGTCCTCCGTTTTAGGCTCTGTCTGGACGACCTGCTTGCCGTCTGCGCCAATGTGGTACTTCTCCATGAAAGCTTTCTCATTCTGCTCCGTGAGAGTCTTCGTGAGGTCTTTCGTGAGAGCGTCTTTCTTTGACGAAAACCGCGAGTCGAAAAGACTTTGGAAGCTCCGCATGGATGAATCCTGCGAGTCCACAATCTTATCTACGTTGTCGTCTGTTACCAGTCCTGTTGCGAACAGTCCCGTTGCAATGCCTAAAATCTCGCTGTCGCTCAATCCGCTTTGAGGATATTTCGTCTTGAGCTTAGTAAATAATGCTTGTACGTCCATTTGACTTTTCTCTTTATGTTGGTAATCAGTCCGCACGGCTGTGCG